GCCGAACGGGTTGTAGTCATCTGGCCGCATCGCCCGGCCCTTCTTGGGGTCGCGATGGCAGTTGGCCACCAGGGCCAGCAGCACCGAAGCTCGGCCCCATTCATCGCGGCCGTGACCTTCGGCCATCCACAGCAGTTGCCGAAGCGTCAGCGGCCGTGGGTCGATCTTCAGGCTTCCGGCGATGAGCCAGACATGGCGCCATGGATCATCCCCTCGACGTCGAGGGCCTCGATCCGCGTCTCGATCGCCTTGACGGCTGACTCGATCATCCGCTGCTGGGTCGCCACGGCGCGGGCGCGATCTGCCCGCCCGCGGCTCTGGAAAAAACCCACAAGCTCCTCGTAGAACGCCTTCTGTGCAGCCAGCAGCGTGTCGCCGTCGAAGGCTGCCCGCACCTCAGCGTCGGTGACCTTGTGAGTCTCGAACTGCCCGGCCAGCAGGCAGCACAGCACCTCGCCCAGCAAAAGCTCGTCGGTGCCCAGCCGGGTAAGCAGCGGCGGGTCGCCTTGCTCGGGCTGGAGCAGGTCGATGCCCAGTGCGTCTTTGACCGCGATGGCGGTGCCGAGGTTGAGGCTGATAGTCCAGGTCCGTCCGGCGGCGTCGTTGAAGGTCTTCATCAGCCTGCAGCCTCCACCTCATACCAGCCGTTGCCTTCAGGCCTGGCCAGCTTGGCGGTGACATCGGCGACGATTGCCTCCTCCAGCGACTCGTTGCGGCTGAAGTTGGTGATGCAGAAGTCGCCCAGCGGGCCCTGCGCGCCGATGATCGTCGCCTTCTGGTCCAGCACGGCCAGGGCCACGGTGGCGGCGGTGAGGAAGGCGGCTTTTATAGCGTCAAAAACGGTATCGCCAGGCCTCCAGACCATCTGGAACTCGACCGTGCACTCGCGAAGCGTGGGGGCTGTCGCCCGCCAGCCCGAGTTGCCTCGGGTGGTGATGTCCGCCTCGCCGGCCTCCAGGCTCAGCGTCACATCCTTGACGTTGTCCACCTCGGTCATGGTGGCCGGGTCGGTAGAGCCGGCAGCGCCCTGGTAGAGTCCGGCGTTCATTCCCAAAACGTATGTCACAGACATTGCGACCTCCTTGCTTGTCCCGAGCCCCGTCGAGGGGGCCTACTTGATGCTGCCTGCCCACATGGCCGGCAGCTTTGGTCGTTCCTTCTCGAAGGCCGGGCCCATGAATGGCCGAGGCCGGTATCTCGTTCGCTTCCGTTTATCTGCCCTGAGCGAAGTCGAAGGGCCGCGGCGATCCAGTGTTGCTGTGCCTCCATGCTCCAGCAGGCTCGGCGCCTCGCCGCGCCCGTTCTGGCTCAGCCGCACCGGGCCGATGACCACGCTCCGCTTGTCGGGCTCGTAGCCGAAGAAGATGAACTTCCGCAGCAGGCCCGTGTGGCTCGATGGCGGCGAGCCTGGCGGCGAAGGTCTTTTCCGCCTGCGGATACTGCTCCTGGCCGACCGCCGCACGAAGGCTCCGAACCGGCTGAGCACCCGCCGCGCAGCGGTGTCGGTCTTCCGCTTGACCACGTTGCGGTCGAAGAACAGGTTCTTGATCTCAAAGCCGATCATGACAAGGCCCTGTAGGTCAGCGTCAGCACGCTGGTGAACACTCTCTGCTCGTGCAGGTGCTCGGGCGCGTAGATCGGGTCATTGACCGTCGAGACCCACGCTGCATGCGGGGCAGAGGCCAGTGGCCTGCGCCGCAGGAAGGTGGCGATCTCCTCGACCAGATCGCACAGGCCGGCCACCTCGGCGTCGAGGTCCTGGCCGAGTTTCTGCTGGATTCCGACATCGACCTGCACGTCGTGCTGACTCAGCGCCCGACTGGCGCCGGTGGTCTCGATGGCCTTGGGCACAACCGTCACCCGAAGCTGGGCAAGGTCGCTCAGTTCGTAGGCGGGCACGAAGGCACGCTTTGCCTCCAACGCCGTGCTGAAGGCGTGGCCATTGATCTCGGCCACGACGGCATCGGCTATCTCAACGCTCAGCGCCACGATCTGCCCTCCGTCACGTTCGCCCGCGCTGCCTTGCGGGCGTCGAGCTTGTCCTGGGCGGCCTGGGGCAGGTCAGTTTCAGAGAGGACTCCCTTGGCGAGGAGCGTCTCGACCAGGTCGTCAATAATGCGGATAGCGGGTGAATCGGTCCGGGCCAGGGCTGCCTTGGCTCGGGCTTCGGCCGTCGGCCGGCGCGGCAGGCTGTAGTCGTCCAGAACGACCTCGGCGTTGTCGGGCACGCCTGCTTTGAGCCGGCCGGGACCAATGACAACCAGGCCGCTGCATCGGGCGACCTTGCCGGCGGGGACGTCAATGTCGATCTGTTTCATGGGGTCGCCGCCTTCCTATATGGTCAGGAATCGCTTGAGGCCGCTCATGCCCGGGAAACCACTTTCTACGGGCTCGCCGGCGCACCATCCGCCTGCGACGTTGACCTTGGCCTTGTCGGCGGCGGTCAGGGCTGTGCGGGTGTGGACCTCGACGTATCCGCCACCACCACCTCCGGCGTCGGTTCCGCCGCCGTCAGTGCCTTTGGCCTCTATGGCCCCGCCTGTGCCAAAGATGATTCCCGGCGCGTAGATGACGACTATGCCGCCGCCGTTGCCGCCGTCGCTGTTGACGTCGCCCGCGCTGCCGCCTCCGCCCGCGCAGTACCGATAAGGCCGGCCGGGTCCGACCAAATCCGAAAGTGAGGGGACCAGGCCGCCTATGTCGTAGGGGTCGTAGATCTCGCCGTATTCGTAGCCGAGGACGAGGTCGCCGCCGCTGGCCGAAGTCGGAAAAGCCGGCGGGCCGGTGTTGGGGTTGGCGCCGCCTCCAACGACGGGGAAGATCAGCGCGCTGGGCTTGCCGCCGGCCTCCGCCCAGGTCGTCATGGGGCCTTCGCCGTAGCCGCTGGCGGTCTGGTTGCAGGGGTCCAGGAAGCCGCTGCCGCCTCCGACCAGTGTGGCGCTGACGCCGTTGGCGGTGATTTTGCCGTTGAGGACGATGGCCGTCTGGCACCGGATAATGGTAATGGGCAGCAGGTCGCTGTCCCAGCCGAGCTTGCTCCATACGACGCCGGCGTCGATGGTGAGCGAGGCGAAGTTATATTCGGGCTTAGCGATGTGCGCATTACCTTGCAGGTGCAGGTTGCCGTCGCTGCCATCGCCGAACTCGGCAGGCTCGCTTTGGGTGGGAGTGTAGGGCATTACCACGTACCTCCCACGATCGTCACCTTGTTACCGGCGGTGCCCTTGATCTCGATGGAGTTGAGGTCGACGCTTCGGAACGTGTGCCACTCGCCCGGCTGCCAGGGCACATCGCTGCCGTCATCGCCTTTGAAATGGACGGTGTCGGCGTTGGTCGGCAGACAGGATATCGTGACGCTGCCCACCAGCCGGGCATCGACCAGCGGGGCGTAGTCGGCTCCGACCTCAACCTGTCGCATGATGACGTTGTTCACTTAACCTCCGAATACCAGCTGCCAGACCTGTGTTGCCGCCAGCGTCACCGCCGAGCCGACCACCAGCCAGATCACCTTGCCCTGGCGCCTTGCATCCTGCTCCAGCCGGTCCAGGCGAAGCTGGATGCCCGGCTTGCCGTTGCCGCGTATCGCCTCATCGAGCTTGTCGAGCTTGGTGTGAAGCTCGGCGAACTCGGCCTTGCAGACATTCTCGTACTGACTGTCGCAGGTCACTCGGTGCCAACCTCTCTGGCGTGTATCCTCATCGTGGTGCGGTACGGATCGCTCCATCGCCAGTGTCCCTGGCCGGCCAGGCTCATCACCTCAAAGACCACTCGGTCAGCGATGATCCGGTCTCCGCTCTGGGGCTCGCCAAGAGCGGCCAGTTCATCCGCCACGACCAAAAAGTCCGTCACCTCGGCACCGACTCTCAGGCCGTAATCGTCGGTCACCTCGTACTGGGTCCGGCCGAAGGTGGCATTGACCGTCAGCTGCGTGTCGCCCCGGCTGTAGGTGATCTGGCTGGAACAGTGCGACGTGCGCATCTGTTCCAGCCAGCGGCATCCTTGCCTCAGAAGGTCACCCACGAAGGAGCTTCCTACTGGCTGAGCCGAACGCGGACGGTCGTGTCAGCGTCGACGGCGGCCTTGACGGCCTTGCCGACGTAGACATACGCAGTGGCCGGATCGCCACCATCGTCGGCGTCGGTGGTCGCGACGGCGGGGTCCTCGCCAGCGGCCGGCTTCCAGTAGATGCTGGCGCCGGCGGCGATGGCCTCGCCCGCGCCTGCGGTCTTGGGCAGGTCGAAGACACCATCGGTGGCAAGAGCGCCCAGCCTGCTGGCCTCGATGTCGACCTTGGCGATGCCGACCAGGCTGCCCTGGACCACCACCTCCCCGGCGCTCACGTCAGCCGCCGGCGTGTAGTCGATGCTCCTGCCGTCATGAATGAATCGTGCTTGTGCCATTCAATGGCTCCTTGCTTGTCAGAAGTGTCGTCACAGTCCCGGCGGGGCCGGCCCAGCTGACCGGCCCCGCCGGGAAGCATCAGAATCCCTGGCTCCTGCACCGCCGCATGGGGCGGGAGAAGGAGGCTCAGGGCTTAGGCTTCGCCCTTGAGCTTGATCGCTCCGCGGTGGTCCTGCTCCCGTACGCCGAAGTCGATATAGCCCCGGAACTGGACTCCGAGCGTGCTGAAGTCCGCATCGGTCTTTTCAACCGTCGGCCGATCGACGCCGTTGAGGAAGGCGATCTCGATGCTCGGCAGCCGGTTGGGGTCGGCCAGGAGGTACCATGCCTTGCTCGACGCGCCGGTGAAGCTGGCGTTGGACAGGTAGACGCTGGAGGCGACCTCGAACTTGCCCACGTGCGGGTTGGCCGAGGCCTTGGGCTTGTTGGCGGTGGTGGTCTCGTTGAGCTGGAGGCTCTTCATCAGCATCTCAGCGGGCACCTTGAGCGCCGTGGGCACCAGCAGGATGCTGGCCGGGATGCCCAGTGGCCTGCCGGTGGGCTTGACCTGCTCGCCAAAGAGCACCTCGGCTGCGGTGATGCTGTCGACGCTCAGCGCGGTGTCAGCGCCCTCGGCGTAGTTCTTGTGATCGGCGTGGAAGAACGTCTTGCCGTCAGCCTGCACTGGGTTACTCAGCCACAGGCCCCAGACCGCGTCGGCGATGGCCTCGGCAGCGCCCATGCCGATCTGGCGGGGGATGTCGGTAAACGCGCCCATGTCGTCGTTGATGATCATCTGCCGCGTCAGGGCGAACATGATGCCGTGGGTGCTGGCCCGCTGGCCGAACTTGTGCTCGTCGAGCTTTCCGTGCTTGAGCTCGCCGTCGGCACCGACCTGCTCGAAGGTGAAGCTGCCGGTCATGCGGTAGCGGCTGTGCTCCTTGAAGTCGTTCACGCTGGCGATCTTTGCGATCTTTCGCCAGGCGTCCTCGACATAGCTGTAGCCCTCCAGCAGCATCTTGTTGGCGATGTTGCTGAGGATGCCCGGCAGACTGGTGGTGCTGAAGGCGGCCTGCAGCCAGCCCGAGGCATCGCGGCGGAAGCGGGGCAGCTGGCGACCGCAGGCAAGCTCGCAGAACTCCTGGATGCCGATGCCCCGGAGCTTGTCGGCTGCTTCGAGCACAGGCGCTGCGTAGCTGGCCTCGATGCGGCTGGGGGCCAGACCCGAGGCCATCAGTGCGGCGGCCTCGAAGACCTGCGGGGCGGCAGGGCGCTGGGGCGTGGCCACGGCGGGCACCCTGGGCCGGCTGGCACGGAGGATGTGCAGTTCGGTCCGGGTCTCGTCCCAGCCTTCCTCGATGGCCTGGGCCTCGATGTCGGTGTGCTTGCCGGCGCAGAGCTTGCGGATCGCCTCCACGCGCCGGCTCTCGGCGGCCATGCGCTGGCGCATCTGAGCGACCGGATCGTCAGCCGAGGCCTCGATGGTGGCGGGGGCGGCTTCGGCCGGCTGGGCTGGCTGCTGGTCAGTGGCCTGTGCGGTATTCTCCACCTGGTCCTCGGCTGCGTCCTGAACTGCGGTGCTGGTGTCGGTCTCTTCCATTGAAGCTTGCTCCTTAGATTGGGCGGCCAGGCTCACGCTGGTGTTGGCGTCTGCGCCGCTGTCGACGAATGAGATTTCCTTGAGGAGGGCCTTGCGGACCACGTGAAGCGGGCCGTCGAAGGTCCTGCCGTTTACGCTGATGCTCTGGCCGTTGGGCACGAACTCGGCGTCCACCACGGCAGCGCCGATGCTGGCCTGCCAGGGAAAGCCGTTGACGCCGCTCTTTGCCACGTCACGCGCCCAGGAGGTGTCGCGACTGACAAGCCCCTCGGCGAGCAGCTGGCCGTTTTCGATTGCGACGCGATGCGTGTGGCCCACACCCTGGCGTGGGTTGTGATCGAGGCGGACGGGGATGTCCTGGCGGTCGATGGCCAGGCCTTCCAGGTCGACAACGACCGGGTGGGGGAAGCCCGCAATCCGCATCAGGCCGCCTGTGTAGGCGACCATGCGGAAGCGGGGCATCTGCTTGTCGGTCTCACCGGCTGCCTCGATGGACAGGGGGCAAAGGAAGCTGAGATACTCAGGCTTGTCTGACGTAGCCTTGGCGAAGTCAGGCTGGCTGTTCTTGGTCGACATCCGTGTCGATCTCCTCTTGTGCGTCTTGCGGTGATGGGGCGTTTGACTCACTCTGGGGTGGCGCTATCAGCCCAAGCTCTCGCATCAGGGCCTGTTCCTTGGCCCGCTGATGAAGCTCGACCTCCCAGTCGCGGCCGGCTCGGGCGTACTCGATTGCCAGCGTGGTGGTGTTGCTGCTCAGTCGTGTCGCCTGGGCGTTGGCTTCCTTGGCCGGGTCCACATGCTCGGTGCCATCGAAGAACCATTGATGCCCCGCTCCGCCAAGGCTTCGCAGGGCTTCGTGGGAAGGACACAGGCCCACCAGCGCTGCTTCAGCTAGCCAGGCCGTCAGGATTCGATCAAGGACCGCCTCAGCCAGGTGTGCCTGTTCCACGCGGATGGACTTGTAGTACGTCTGGTGATCAAGCCGCCCCGAGGCGTAGTTGTAGCCCGACGAATTGCAGGCGGCGATGTTGTACGGCAGGTTCAGGCAGCGGGCGATCTCGTTGAGAATCTCCCGCTTGAACTCGGCATACCCCGTCGCCGGCTGCTGGGCCTCGATCTGCCCCAGCCGCCAGCCATCCGGCAGCACCGTGGCCATGCGTTTCTCGAGTTCGACCACGTCCATCGGTTCAAGGGCCTGGGCCTCGCCGTTGGCCGGCGCGTCGGTAAACAACACGGCCGCGAAGTCGGCGGCGGTCTCGGCGGCGGCGATCACGGCCAGCGTGTAGCGCCGCAACTGCGCGAACAGCGGCAGCGCGGGCGTAATCTCCGGAATGCCCCGATGCTGACCGGGCCGGTCGGATCGGAACCAGTGGACCACGGCGTCGGCGGGCACCAGGTCGTACTGCGTCTTCCACGCCGCCAGGTCACCGGGATGCTGACGCAGGATGGTGTACGTCTGCGGGTTGCCCCAGGCATCGAGCGTGATGCCGTCGATGTCCCCGCTGGTCGGCAGGATGTTCATGATGGGCGAGGCAACGCGATCGGCTTCGACCAACTGAACGTCCAGCATCACCGGCGAATCGACCATCGGGTTGGCGGTCATCACGGCGAAAGCCTCGCCGTCGGTGCTCTTGGCCATCCGCATCGTGCGGAGCTTCTCGGCCAGGTTGACCGCTTCGGCCCACGCAGCAAACGCTGCCTCGACGCGGCGGTTCGTCTCGGCGTCCTCGCTCAGCAACTGCAGGCGCGGGCCGGTGCCGATGCAATCGTTGGCGATGGTCAGCACGATCCCCTTGGCGTAGGAGTTGTTCGCCACCTCGTAGCGACTGCGTTGGCGGAGCTTGCGGCGAACGTCAGGCGACGCGGCTTCATCGGCCGACAGCGCGTCGGCCATCGCCCAGTGCCTGGCGTTCTCGGCTGTGGTCTGCGCCGCGTCGTAGCGGGCACGGACCACGGCCGGGAGGGACCGCTTCTGCGAGACGACCTTCCTGGTCTTGCCGAACGGCCACATCAGACGGTCCCTCCCGGCGAAAGCTTGGCCAGCTTGATGCCGAGTCCCTTCGACCGGCTGGCCTTCTTGGATTCGAGGTACTTGTCGGCGGCGATCTGGTCGGCCAGACCGTGCTGCTCGACGGACCCCGAATCCCCGCTGGCCTTCCGTGGCCCGGCGGCGTTCTCCTTGATTGATTTGTCGAGTTCTTCGCTCATGGCGTTTCCGGTAATAGTGGCCCGTTACTGGTTAACTATGCCGTGGCGAAGGCAGCGCACCGCCCCTTGCCGGAAATCCCCCGGCAGACGTGAAGTAGTTCCGTATCTAGAACCTGGGACGTGAAATGCGGCGCAGAATCAGAAGGCGACTTGATGTTGTTCGCCGAAACACTGGAATCGACTACGTGTTTCGACTGTTCGTCTCAAGTCGATCAGTTCGGATCGATGCTGTGGCGGGGCGATTCAAAGGGGGGCGGCCTCCCGTCCCGCACAGGTCTCATACGTCGTGATGCGCCGCCCGCAGTAGCGGCACTCGCGGCGGCGGAGCAGCCGGCCGCCGAGCGCCCGGCGGGTGTAGAGGACCCGGAAATGCGCGCAGCCGCACTTGGGGCATTCCAAGCCGCGCTTCTGCTTGAGCGATGGTGTGCCGGTTACCTGTGCCATCTACTGTCTGCTCCTCTGAATCTCCGAAAGCCGCAGCCGCTGGCGAGGCCCTGAGGCGCGGGTCTCCACGCCCGGCAACGAAGCGCCCTGGATCGACGCCGCCACGGCGCAGCCAACGAGGCAGTCCAGCCAGTGGTTGTCCGGGCGGGTGGCGCGCAGCTTCCATTCGTCGACGGTACGGTCGCGGGCGACAGTCTTGACGCGGTATTCGGCCGTCAGGTGATCCGCCAGCAGACGATGGGCCTTGTCGTCGCGGCCGAACAGCGACAGGCAGCCCGGGTCGCCCATCGCAACAGCCAGGCGGGCGTGGACGAACGTCTTCCAGTAGTTCGTGTCGATCAGAGCGTGCCTCACCTGGCGGCGGCCGATGGTGTTCGGGATGCGCCAGTGCAGGCCGACGCGGTCGCCACGCTTGCGCTTGTACTCGCTGAAGGGCACGCTCGACGCGCCGACGTACTTGCCGTGGCTGGGTAGCAGGATGCCCGCAAAGCTGCTCTGGCGACAGAACTGATAGACCACGTCGGTGGACTGGCCCCAGTTGGCGTCGACCAGGCAACGGTCGATCCGCATCTCCGCGCCGTCCTCGCGCCGGTAGGCCCGCGAGAGCTTCTCGGCGGTGAGCTTCTCCAGCCCGCCGAAGATCTGGCCCTCGAGGCCCGCGCCAGGTATCGCGCGGCCCAGCGTGGAATGGACGTCCCGCAAGGTGAAGTACGCCCGCTTCTGTTCGGGCCACGCGCCGTAGTCCACGATGTAGCCTGTGAAGTTCTCCTCCCACGCGCAAAGCATCCAGAACAGCACCTTCTGCTGCACGTCGATGAACATCGTCAGGTGGTTGCAGCCGATGGGGATTTCGCCAGGCCGGTAGCCGTTGAGCTTGGCAGCTACAGCATCGGCAGTGAGCATCTCCTCGCCGATCTCCTCCACGATCGGTTCGTTCTGGTACTCGGCGAAGAACGCGGCCTCGTCGCGATAACGCAGGTTCATCGCGTGCTGGATCGCGCTGACCTCGTCCTCGTTGAACCGCTGCGGCCAGGCAATCACCGCGCCTTTGTCCATCGCCTCGCGGTTGGCGACGTAGAACTCGGTCGCCTCGCTGCTGTCGCCGTCGTTGCGAAGCGAATCGGCCCGCAGTTCGGCATACTTCGCCCAGAGCTTCTCGCTCGAGGGGAAGGCGTAGACCATCTTCGTCCGTTCGCCTTGCCATTCGGGGTGCTTCTCGCGGTCGAGGATGTTGTCCGCCATGTCCGCCGGGCGGATGACCGTGCAGGCCATCAGCCCCGCGATCTTCTTGCCCGGGCCTGCCATGCCGAGCACATCACCGGCCAGAATCGCCTCACGCCGCTGGGACTGTGACGGCGACCAGGCTGACTCGGTCGTCTGCGGGTCGTCGACCATCACCAGCTGCGGGCGCACGACCTGGCCGTCGGCCCGCGCATAGTTCTGCCCGCGAATGTCGCTGCCCTTCATGCCGCTGGAGGAGATCACGACGCCCGAGCCCTTCGAGCCTGCGATGGTCGGCAACACGATCCGATCCGATGCCCAGTCAATTCGCGTCGGCTCGCCCTTGTACTTCTGGCCCTTCTGCCGGTTGGTGATCCGCTCAAGGCACTGGATCGGATACGTCACCTCGGGGAAGTCGGCCTGCAGGAGCGGATTGGTCTCCAGCCAGATCTTGATGTTCTCCAGCAGGTCGCGGGCGCGTTCGGCGCTGGCGGCGATCAGGCAGACAAACGGCGACGCCCCAATCAGCGCCGACCACAGCACGGCCGTCTGGCACAGCACCGTCTTGCCCGATCCGCGCGGCATGGCCATCGCGAACAGCCCGCCGGTGCGAACCGCCTTCTCGATCTTGTCGATCACGCGCAGGTGGTCGTCGGACCATGGGAAGTAGAAGACCTCCTGGAAATACGTCTCGCAGAAGTCCCGGAACGAGGCCTCGCACCTCGCCTTACGCTGCGGATCGACGACGGCGGGAATCTCTCCGATGTCCTGAGCGGCGCGAACCGCCTCGGCGTTGCGCTCGGCCTGGCGTGCCTTCTGTTCCTCATAGGTCAGCGGCTCGGCCTTGGGCTTGAAGTACTCCAGCGTCAGCCAGGCGGCGTAGCGGAACAGGTCCACCGTTCGGGCGTCGCCGATGGTATAGCCCGCCTGGTTACGGTGCCGGCGCAGCTGGAACTCGGTCAGGACGCTGCCGCGCCCGGCCGAGTTGAGCAGCCGCAGCAGGTCGGCCGGCCGCAGCTTGCGTGGGTTAATCGCTGCCGCCACCGGTCACCTCCTCGGCCAGGTAGGCCACGTATTCGATCAGGCTGAACGTCCCGTCCGCCCGGGCCAGGCCCCCGGCCTCGACCACCTCGCGCACCTGCTCTGGCGTCACGCGCCGCCGGTACGCGGAGGCCAGAATCTTGGCCGCTTGATCGGGCGTCAGGGCCGTGATTTTCAGCGATTCGGCGGTCATATCTCTAGCCCCCGTGCATGCTTGCGGAAATATGTAAGTTCTTCCGCCACAGGCGTTTAATTGACTTGATGGGGTCGCGATTCCATGGCTGAATGTGTGTGTAACGCAGGCGAAGACAAGGAGATACGCCATGAAGAAGGCCACGACACGAAGCGCGAAGAACACCACCCAACGCAACTGGCACGACCTGAAGCCCGGCGACGTGATCTGGTTCGCCACCGGCTGGTTCGAGGTCTTCGACGCCTACCCCAGCAGCCGCGACACCGTGACGGTCAAGCTGATCGTCGACAACGCCTACACCTGCCACATCGAGACCTACCAGGTCCGCACGCACGACAAAGCCACCTGCCAGGCCTGAACTCAGAAGGAGACGCCGACCATGCGATTGACACGAATCGACTTCGAAGGCAAGCCAGGCCACTACGCCACCGCCCAACGTCGGGCGGCGTCGGGCACTGCCCCGAACGTGGTGGTCGTCACCATCCTCACGCCCGACATGCCCGACGGGCGCGAGCACCACGTCACCGCCGACTGCCAGGAAGACGTGTGGTCGATGGCCGAGTGCCTGCAGCACCACCTCGACGGCTGCCGGGGCACCAACAGCATGATCCACGACTACTACCGCGAGCTGCTTCGGCTCAGCGACCTCTAACCGCAAGGAGCATTCGCCATGACCGCCCAGAACAACACCCAACGCATGATGGACGCCTTCAAGCGAGCGCAGGCCGACATCGCCAGCCTCGCCGACTGGATCGAGTGCGAGCTGGAGAAGTACGAGGACGACGACGAGGTCACCTGGGCCTCGGTCGGTTCCCTGGAATATGTCCGCGAAAACCTGATCGAGACGCTGGCGTTCTTCTCCGGCGTCGAGCAGGCCGAGATCAAGCGCAGCCTCGACGAGCTGCACATGTAACCCAAACGCCGAAGGAGAACGCCGATGCCACGTGAAACCATGGACCAGACGCTCGAGCGGATCGCCCGGGAGGAACTGGAGATCACCACACTCGAATCGCGTCACAGCGACGAAGAGGACTTCCACACCTTGGCGGTGTGGGAAATCGAAACCGTGATGGAGCGGGCCTACCAGGCCGGCTTCGAAGCCGCGAGCCAAGCTCGCAAAGGAGCATGAACCATGAAGAAGACAGACGTACAAACTGGCGCGATCTACTTGGTTAAGGTCGCGGGCAACCTCGTGCCGGTGAAGATCACCCGCGAGCACGACAATGGCGGCTGGGAAGGCACGTCGGTCAAGACCGGCAAGACCATCCGAATCAAGACGGCCCAAAGATTGCGGAAGCCTCTCGACGACACGGCCCACGGGGCGAAGAGCGCCCCGAAGGCGACCAAGGACGTAAGGCCCGCCGCCGAACGCGACACGGGCGAACGTGACGCCACGGGTGGCGACACGGACAACCAGCCGAAGCGCCTGTCCATCCTGGACGCGGCCGTGAAGGTGCTCGAGGATCGCGACCCGGCCGACGGGCCGCTGAACTGCACGGAGATGGTCGAGCGGATGACGGCCAAGGGCTACTGGTCGCCCGCCCGAGGCGGACGCACGCCCGCCAACACGTTGTATTCCGCCGTGCTCAGAGAGATCAGCACCAAGGGCGAGGACAGCCGGTTCGACAAGATCGAGCGCGGCAAGTTCAGCCTCAGCCTCAAGCGCTGACGCACCATCCGGCGCTTCAGAATGAGACGCCCCGGCCATCGCCGGGGTGTTCTCAGTGGTCAGCTCAACCGGATCGACCAGCCGCACAGGCTTGCCCATCTCTTTGGCCAGACGTACCTCAGCCCGCACGCCCACCGACCTGTCCCAGCCCGGCAGCATCAGCACCCACACCTCATCGCACTGGGCAAGGAACGCGCTGTCGTAGCGCTGCCAGAACGTCCAGTCGGTCGGCAGGCCGAACCGCGCGATCGGGTGCGAATGCGCGATGGGCGAGAAGACCAGCAGGCCCTGACGCATCAGCGCGGCCGCCGCCCGGCAGACGGCATCGAAACGCGCCTGCTCGACTGCCGGGTCGGCGTTGCTGTATGGAGAGGCGAGGTAGATCAAGCGGTCACCTCCGCCTCGACTTCGACCTCAGGCTTGGCAGCCGCGATCCGCTCAGCCTTCTTGCCGGTGAACTTCTCCCAACGCTCGACGATCACGTCGCAGTAGGCCTGATCGAGCTCCATCAGGAACGCGCGTCGGTCGGTCTGTTCGCAGCCGATCAGCGTCGAGCCGGAGCCGCCGAACAGGTCGAGCACGTTCTCGCCCGGCTTGGACGAATACTGGATCGAGCGGACGGCCAGTTCGACGGGCTTCTCGGTCAGGTGGACCATCGCCTGAGGGTTGACCTTCTTGACGTGCCAGAGGTCGGTGGCGTTATTGGGGCCGTAGAACTTGTGGCCCGCGCCTTCCTTCCAGCCATAGAAGCAGATCTCGAACGCGCCCATGAAGTCCTTGCGCGTCAGCACCGGGTGCTGCTTGTCCCACACGATGCCCTGGCTGAAGTACAGGCCGGACTTCTTGAGCGGCGCAGGGTAGTTGCCCAAGTTGGCGTAGCCGCCCCAGATGTAGAACGAGCCGCCCG